TTTTGCTTGATTATTTCAGCACCAGCGCCCTCCAGTGAAGAAGCAATTATTTCAGAAGATGACCCACCCGAACTGTTAGATAGTGCATCCAATGCCGCCCCAGCACCTATTCCCAAATCTTTCTGATTCCAGTTAGTACCATAATTAGCAGAAATTCCTTCTGGTATATGTAGCAAAACAGAACCTCCACTACTTTGAGTATCGCCCTTGGAACTACCACCATTGTTAAAAATAACAGGCTTTCTATAGAAAGCACTAAAAGAAAGGATATGTCCTTCATGTTGAGCGTATAAATCAAGAGGGTACATGCCTCCAGCCGAGTTAGGTTTCCCAGCTTTATATTCTCCTATTGATGTTTCTGGATTAGCCACTTAATGCTCCTATGAAAAATGGTTTTACATATATTTATAAAGTATAAATATAAGAATGTACAAAGAAACTTATAAAGGTATTTTCAAACCTAAAAATCCCCAAAAATATAAAGGGAACAGTAAAACTATTATTTATAGGTCATCATGGGAACTAAGATTTATGAACTACTGCGATACCAATACATCCATATTGGAATGGAGTAGTGAAGAAGTTGTAATCCCATATGTTTCGCCTATAGATGGTCGCACCCATAGATACTTTGTAGATTTCTATTGTAAGATTAAAAACAAGAATGGTGAAGTGGAAAAGACCCTTATAGAAATAAAGCCGAAGAAGTTTACCAAACCCCCACAAAAGAAAAAGAGGGTAACGAAAACTTATCTAAATGAAGTTAGGCAATGGGGAGTGAATACTGCCAAATGGAATGCCGCGAAAAAGTGGGCAACCAAAAAAGGCATGAAGTTTATAATTTTAACAGAAGATACGTTGACATAAGGAATAATTATGGCGAAATTAAATACACTTGTTCAAAATCAATTAGCAGATATCAATAGAGCCGTAAGAGGAGCTAGGGGATGGTTTCGTTCAAAAGTTGAGCAAATAAAGGGTACCACTGCTAAAACTCTTATGGCAAATAAAGAATGGCATAGAGGCTTGCCAGAAATTGGTGGAATGTATGCGTACTTCTATGACCCAAAAACCAAAGACAATTTGCCATACTTTGATATATTCCCAGTAACTATAGTAATAGAAAAATACAATGATGGATTCCTAGGGTTAAATTTACATTACCTACCACCAATGTATAGATTGGGTCTACTTGACAAATTGATGGAATATGCTACTGATAATGAATTAACCGAGACAACAAAACTAAGACTAACTTATTCTTTACTGCGCTCCGCTTCGAAAATAAAAGAAGCTCAGCCATGTATAAAAAGATACCTATATAGTCATGTGCAATCTAGATTTCTCATGATACCAGCAACTGAATGGGAAAAAGTAATATTCTTGAATGTCGAATCTTTCAAGAAAAAAGGAAAATCTGTTGCTTGGTCAGATTCTCTAACAAAAATACGATAGGAAATAAGAAATGGCTGACATAATCGGTTTTGGCGACCTTAGAGATGTTATAAGTGGAAACAAAAATACAGCTTTTATGAAAAAAGGCTTAGCCACTAAAAATAGATTTAGTGTAAATATTTTTCCAACTGGAGATTTAGTAAGTGGTCTATTAAACGCAAATAATAGAGCATGGTCGCTACAAGCTGACTCAGCATCCATTCCAGGAAAAAGCTTTAACACTACCGAGCGAAAAACCCATGGTCCAGTATTAAAGCTTCCATATGATGCGTCATATAATGAATTCACTTGTACTTTTAAAACAAGACCATACTTATCCGAAAAGCAAGCATTTCATGATTGGATGGATATCATAGAAGACCCTCTTACAAAAAACATCCAATACTTCGATAGATATTCAAGTAGAATTGTATTCGCTCATTATACCAGATTTGACCATGAAAATCCAGCATTTGAATGTACTATGATTGATGCTTATCCTATTAATATAGCAGATATGGACTTTAATATGGGAGATAATGACCAGTACGCAACATTTACTGTGACTTTCGCATATAAATACTACAAGACTGAATCAAAAGGTTCAGACTAATTACATTAATGATTTTTATTATGGAGAAAAATTATGGCATTACCTAAGTTAGACACACCCATTCATTCGTTAAAGCTACCTTCGACAGGGGATGTTGTCAAGTTTAGACCCTTTTTGGTAAAAGAAGAAAAAATTCTACTAACAGCATTGGAATCTCAAGATGAGAATACAATCATAGAAGCAGTTAAGCAAATTATTAACAACTGCTTATTGACAGATGGTATTGATATTGAACAAATGCCTATGTTTGATATTGAGTATTTTTTCCTCCAACTAAGAGCAAAATCTGTAAGTGATGTAGTTACCCTAAGATATAAAAACAATGCTTGTACCTTTGATGAAGGAAAGCCTTGTGGTAAAGAATTACAGGTAATGGTGAAACTTGATGAAATTGAAGTAACCAAAGCAGAGAATCACCAAACAAAAATCCAACTAAATGAAAATATTGGCGTGATTATGAAGTATCCCACAATGGAAATCATGACAAAGTATCAAGATACTGCCGATAAAGACTCTTTATTTGGTCTAATTGCTGAATGTGTTAATACCATTTTTGACAAAGACGAAGTATACTCACCCGATTCATTTACTAAAGAAGAATTAGAAGATTTTATTTTGTCCATGACACAACAGCAGTTTGAGAAAATTAGAGAATTCTTTGAAACTATGCCTCAACTCAAGAAAACAGTGAACGTATCTTGTAAGAAGTGTGGTTATAATAGAGAAGTTACATTAACAGGGCTAAAGGATTTTTTCGTCTAGCGTTGTATCATGAAAGTTTGTATAACCATTATACTACAAACTTTGCATTGATGCAACATCATAAATATAGTTTGACGGAACTTGATAATATGCTTCCTTATGAGCGTGAAATATATGTTACATTATTATCTGATTATATCAAAGAAGAAAATGAAAGAAGAAGAAATAAACAGAGGTAACAACAATGAGCGAAGAAAAGCAGAAAGAGCCGTTTCACATAACACTTAACAACTATAGGATTGTACCAAGACTACTTATAGCACTATATGGATTTATGTTCTATCGTGTAACCGAATGGTTTATGAGTGTTCCAGAGCCTACAAACTCACAAGCCGCATTTGTATCGACTATTGTTGGTGCTGGTGCGGCATGGTTTGGTTTGTATGTCAATAGCGGCAAAAAGGACTAATAGGAAATAAAAATGGCGACTGACTCTACGACAACCATGGAATCCATAATAGAAAAACTCGGAGCGGGTATTGATTCCGTTAGAGTTGCTGATAGAATGGAAAATCTAAAATTAGTAAATGAAGATATTGTTGATGGTCTGGAAGGATTAAGCACAGACTTGGGAGGAACATTAAAGTCTCAAATTAATGACCTTCTTAAACAACAAGCAGAATCTTCTGTTAGAGGTGTCGCCCAAACCCAAGAACAAATCAATAAACTAAACAAATTTATTGATGACAATGCCAATGTTTTAGGTAGGGATGCTATTCTACTTAGACAAGCAATCCAGAAATCAAATGAAGCTTCTGAGTTTTCAAGAAGTAAAATTAAACAATTAAGCTCCACGGTTGCTGAAATGGCGAAAAATACAGCAGTTGATGCCTTGGCTGTTACTGCTGGTCTGTTTGGTGATAGTCCTATTATGATGTTCGCTACAAAGTGGATAGGTGATAAAACTCAAACTTTCTTTGAAGAAAGAAAAAAGAAAAGAGAAGAACAAGAAGCCAAAGAAAGAGAGCAATCCAAGCAAGTAGAAAAAGAAGCTCAAAAAGTAGCCGCCTTGCGTGAACTAGGTTATTCTGAAGAAGAAATAGCTAGGTCATTATTAATAAAACAACAAAAAGACGCACAAGACGCACAAGAAGAATGGCTTGAATCTGTTAGAAAAGAATATGGACTAGATAGTGAGTCAGAACCTTCTGGTTCTCCAATGACAGAAGAAGCAAACGAAGAAACTGAAGAAATAATAGATGAACTTCAGCGCATAAGTCAAAACACTTCAGAGCTTTCGGATAGCGTTGATAACAACGATAGAGAAGATACCAAAAACGCTCTTAGAGAGGGTTTTGCTGGAATGATATCATCATCTATTCTAATTGTCGATGAACTTAAAGAAATCCGCAGTTTCCTAACCAATAATCCTAATGTGTCAGAAGAACTAGCTAGAGACATGGGAGTTTCATTAGAAAGCCTATTAAATGTTCTCAATGGGTCATTTGAGCAAGATAGAACCTTAGCAGAAGAATCGGAAATATCTAGAGAACTTGAAGCTGTGAGAAATAGAGAATCACAAGCAGAAAGTAATAGAGAATTACAGCGTTTCCGAGATGAATTGATAGATGAACTTGAGCAAATAAATGAAGAACTTGATGATTTAAACAAAGAGAAAGAAGAAGGTGGTGGTTTTGGTATCTTTGGAACCCTACTTGGAATACTTGGTTTAGGAATCATTGCCGCGACTTCTTTTGCGGAAGGTGTTATTGAAGGATTTAAAGATGCTGGAAAATTGTTTTCAAATATGTGGAG